AGTAACATTGAATTGACTATTTGGGAGCATCTCTTTTACAATCTGTTCTTCCAATGTGTAATCAAAACTGTTATAGGAAGCCATCTGGGCATCTCTAGTAGATTGTGATGGGATAGGATAGTAGCCATATACAGACCTGTAAATCAACACAATACTAGCCACTGCTCCAAGAATTGCTAAATACTTACCAGAATATTTGTAAAGATACCAACAGAATGCGGCCAAGATAACAATACCAAAACCGTAGTTAATAGACATGGCAACTAAACGAGGGGTATTTGTTCCAAACAAAATATATAACACCAATAAAATAGCAACAATAAGTTTCTCAATTTTATCTTGTTTCATTATATTGTTTGTAGAGAAAATATAATGATGTGTTAATTATTCATTGATATTTATGCTTTATCTTTTACAATAGGATACAACTCTGGACATATTTGATGCAAGTATTGATAACTTCCAAAAGATTTCTCAAATAGTCTTACATTGGACCATCCAAATAAAAGCTTAAGAACAAATATTCCAATAGAACCTTCAGAACCTGTATTACAATAAACACAAATCTTATCATGTTGGTTAAATGCGGAAAACTTTTTCTTTAGTTCATTCATACTTATAAACTTTTGGCTTGGAATCATTTCATTCTTTTCATTTTTTACTTGAACAAATAACTCTTTCCAAAATACATTATATGCGCCTGGAATATGACCTTTTACCATCCAAACCCCTGTTTTTCCAATATGGTCTGAATGTGAACGTACATCAATAAACTTGTGTTTTCCTTGTTGTAATAAATGATGAACTTCATCTGGAGTAAAAGACATATTTTTCTTTCCAAACTTTGTCTCTCTAACATATCTCCATTGTGGAAATTCTTGTGTCATGTATTTTTTAGGTAGTTTTGTCCAATCACAGTTTAAATAATACACATGGTTATATCCAAACTTGTAAAGAGTATACAACACAAAAATACAAGCATATACATCTTCATCTTGTCCTCCATATACACAGATATGATCATTTTTAGATAATCCACAATTTACAAACATTCTAATAATACACTGGTCTTCCATGTATTGGACTGGAATAATACCATTACTGTGACACACATTAGATTGAACAAATGATGCGGTTCTTAATGCAGCGCTTGGAAAATGAATAGAATTTACTAAATGTTCTTTCGTATATAGCTTATAATTTGTGTCTGTAAATAGAAACTTTCCACCATGTTCAATGAAATACTTTATTGAGCGTTCATCAATCAAATATGACATATAGTATATAAAAAGACAATATAAAGGATTCTCTCCAAGGGAAATACACAAAACACTAAAATATGTCAACCACTACAAAACAACCGAATTACATTGGACCAAAGGGATATACCATTCTAAAGAGTAACTTGACTGCGAAAGAAGAAGCCGCTATTAAGAAGGAGTTAACTGTTAAACCTTTTTCTATGCCTGGTGGTGGAGGAGGGGCTGGTGCCATAGCACGACAAGCCATGATGTTTGGAGCAGGAACTCAGGTTTCTTTTCCAGTATATCGCGAGAGTTCAAAAAAACTATATGTGCCTCAATATTACGGAAAAGAGAAATTCGGTAATACTGTAGAAGTAAAGATCTCTCCTGGAGAAGATATTACCCTTGAGTTTAATGGAGCATTAAGAGATTACCAAGCTCCTGTAATACAAAAAGCAATCACCTATTTCAATTCAGAACCATCTACCGCAGGATTATTAGAATTGCCTTGTGCATGGGGAAAAACTGGCGGTTCTCTCTATTTAGTATCTGCACTTTCTAAAAAGACTTTGGTTATTGTTCACAAAGAGTTCTTAATGAATCAATGGATTGAACGAATTCAGCAATTTCTTCCTACAGCTCGTGTAGGTAAAATTCAGGGGCAAATTGTAGATATTGAAAACAAGGACATTGTTCTATGTATGTTACAATCTCTATCCATGAAAGAATACCCTCCAGAGTTATTTGAAAGTTTTGGATTCACTATCATTGATGAGGTACATCACATTTCCAGTCAAACATTCTCGTGTGCTTTATTTAAGATTGTAACAAGATATATGTTGGGATTGTCTGCAACACTCAACAGAAAGGATGGAACAACCAATGTTATCAAAATGTTCTTAGGAAATGTTATTTACAAAGGTAAGAGAGAAGAACAACACAATGTGAAGGTTCGTGGATATCATTACAGAGTGAATGACCCCGATTTCAATGAAATTATATATGACGGTCGTGGAAATCCAATGTATAGTAGCATGATTACAAAGTTGTGTAATTATAACAGAAGGTCTGAATACATTCTCTCCATTCTAAGTAATATCTATAGTAAAAATCCTTCTCAACAAATTATGATATTAGCACACAACAAATCATTACTGGAATATTTATATACTGCGGTTGAAAGCCGAGGTATATGTGGAGGTAGTGTTGGATATTATGTGGGCGGAATGAAAGAAAGTGCATTGAAAGCTAGTGAGAGCAAAAAAGTGATTATTGCGACGTATTCCATGGCGGCCGAAGCTCTTGACATTAAGACACTCACCACACTTATAATGGCTACACCAAAAACAGATATTGAACAAGCTGTGGGAAGAATATTGAGAGATAAACATGCTAATCCTCTGGTGATAGATATCATTGATTGCCATACATTATTTGTTAATCAATGGAGAAAGAGAAAAGCGTTTTACAGAAAAAACAAGTACACCATTACAGAACACACCGATGTTAATGATGGTGATAGTGATAGTAACATTGATGAAGATGATGAGGATGATGACACCGAAGATATCGGTAGCGACTTTGGTTCAGACGACTATGAATATGATGAAGAAGAAGAATGTCTAGTTCCTAAAAAAGAAAAAAAGAAAATCAAACGCACCAAATCGTGTAGCGGAAGCAGTGGAAGAGAGATAAAACGTGGAGTTTGTCTAATCTAATTCCAGAGCCTTCTAGTCCATACACGTGAGTTTGTTAAAGGAGAATATGATAGAGTGTATATATACATACTATTATTGTAATAGTCATCACACTCAGTATACCAGTTGTTTGTGTTATTAGAATATTTGTGTTCATCACTTCTATGAGCAAACACTAAACTATTTATAGAGAAATTTCCAACAATTTCAAACATATCATTACGCGAAATATTAAACAAATTTTCAAAATTTATCCAGTCGTCTTTTGTTATTCTTCTTATAATCTCAGGGTTTTCATTATGTTGTGTAAATAAATCTTCAGACATTTATAATTCAATAACTTATTTTATTTGGAAGGTCTTTAAGTTCTTTTAACAATTATTTTACAGACCGACGTTTAGGGTTAATAATATAATATACTCACTTATATTATTATGCCGTGTATCAATCATGGATTTTATGTAGTTTCTACTCTTATATTACTTGTAATGGTATCCACACTTATATGTGAAGGTTTTAGCAAAGCTGGTAGAATACTATTGGTTATATTAAGTATTTTACTTTATAAGATGTACAAAGAATTATTTATGTATTATATTCCACCTCCCGAAACTCAACCAGAATGTCCTACATGTGCGATATGTCAACCTTGTAATAAGGAACCTGTGAAAAATAAAAAAGATAACTCTAAAAAGGAGAAAACAGCTTAATTAGAATAGTATGGGACGGCATAACCGGCAGCCAAAGCAGCAGTAAGATTTCCAGGAGGTAATTCGCCTCCAACAGAATATCCACTAGGAAAAGGAGACATTCCTCCAGACATTCTGCGATGTGTTTTTCTCTTATGTTTGCGACTTCCCTTTCTCTTCATACTTCTTTTCTTATGAGTTTTTCTGCGGTGTTTCTTTCCACCAATCATTGAGAGAGAAGAAGCAATAGAAGATCTTCTTCTACCAGAACCAGTTCGCGAGGCTCTACCTGTTATAGATTTTTTTCCATATGTATACCCACCTTTCATAACATTTGTTCCACTTCCTGTGGTAGGATTTACAGGAGTTGGAGCAGCATTGCTTGCTTGAAAAGTAGCTTCACTACTGGAAGTTAATGGTCCCATAGATGAGTTTGTGGAATTCACATAAGGTGAAGGAGTTAGAATTTGTGATGGCATTATATACATTTATAATATTTTATTTGGAACCCATTTGTTAAAATGTGTATTATAAACGCATTCCATTTGTACTCTTTTGTTTGGCTGTAAATACTTGTCTTCTCTACAATCTTCAAAATCCTCATCATCATCACTTTCTTCAAGACTATCTAAATTACGATTCTCTTTGATGTTTCTAAATATAGAATTCATCATAACACTTGTTTTATAATCTGGAATATGTGCGGTATCTACAGTTTTCCCATTCTTAACATCACTCAAATAATACACATCTGCTTGTACATCTGCTGTTATCAAAAATGTTTGTTTAGATGTATTTTGGAGAGAAGACCCCTGTATTTGTTTATTATTGAGTATATAAATAAATCTGGAATTTTTTGTTTGTAAGTTCTCTGTAAAGAACTTGTATTCCAAGTGTTTTATCTCATAAGGAATGTGAATGCTTCCTTTAACAAAATCATTCCACTGATAAAAACAATCTGATATGGAAAACAAAATGTCATAGGGTTCTTCCAAATACTTACATTCAGTAGTTATATGATGTGTTTGTATATGATGCTCTTTAAATAATGTGTAAAGACCCCTGATTCTCTCCTTATTTGTCTGAAGGAATTCTCCATTTAGGTATATGATGTCAGTGAGAACTACGATTCCCTGTTGAATAATTGTTCCAAGAGCCATTGTGTTATTAAGGTTTGTAGGAGTATCTGTGATTGCTGTTATAAATTGATTAGATGAGTTTTGTTTATAAAAAGTTATCTTGTTATTTTTAAAATATATAACACAGTCATTACCCTTGGGAATTACTTGTATATAATCAAACTTAGATAACTTTTTAGGATATGAAGCAATTTCCTGTAAATGTAGATGGGTATCTGTATTTACATGAATAAATGGTTTACTCGTAGTAGATAATACTGGAGATATTGCAGAGGATGATATGTTGAATTCTGATTTATTGTAATATGGTTTACGGTTATATTGATGTTTATTATTGGTTGTGTTATTTCCAATAGATTTGCTATGAGTATTACCATAGGATTTATATGGTATTTTGGATTTATCTGTAGGTAATTTTCCAAAGTCGGAAGTTAAATTTGTGACAACTGATTTTGGGAGTTTAAAGTTCATTTTACTGTTTGTGTAGAGAATGTTCTTTATATCGTTTTTCTATATATTATAAGGCCATCTACTGGTGTAACTTTAAAAAGTTCTTAAGTTCTTCCTTCATATCTACGTTTGTTGGAAGAGCATCAATGAATGTGGTAGAAGTATTTACAGAAGTATCATCGTCATAATCATCGTCGGAACCATACTCAGTAGCGGTGTCATCTCCACTAGA